CAGACAGTAGTTGGTGATATTTAATCTATAACAATGAAAGAGATAACAGCACCCTGGTCTGACGAGTTGGTTAAACAACTCAATAAGTATCAAACTAACGGTTGCGGGCATCCATATACATGTGGGTCTTGTCGAGATAAGTATCATACACGTTTCATTGTTAATAATGGAAAACTTATTCCAGAGCCACTTGACTTCAAACCGTGGGAAGGCGACAATTGGAAACAAGTTGTCATAAAGGACAGGAACCTTGTGGCGACTAGACACGGATGGATTTGCCATACGTGTGATGAAATACAAGATTGGTGCCTTGATCCAACCAGAATTTAATTATGACAAAATCAGAAAAAATTGAAGCTATTTTAGAACGTCTTAAGAAAAAAAACACTGACATTGCAGAGAGTCATATCTCGGCAATGGTCATTACTGGTTATTTGGATGACCTTGCCAAGGCGGGCATCATCGAAAGTGCATTCACAATGACTCCTATTGGCGCAAGCGTCCGTGCTATTTGTGAGGAATTTGATTGGAAGCCTGATGATGATGAACTAAAAGCATTTGTTTCAGAAATGATTGCGCCGAATGACCAAGCTCCCTTTTGCTATATACTTAAGAAGTATCGGGATGATCGTCAAGGACTTCTGAAAGAATTCAAAGAAGCAATAGATAATCAAGGAAAATAATTCCATTATGAAACTAGAAACATTCATCGTCATTGTCAAACTATTCTGTGTATTTGCCGGAACTGGTTTGCTTACTCTTCAAACGGGCTTGGGTCAATGGTCATCATCTGACAAAAGTCCAACTACCATTCAATGGGTTATGGTTGTCGGAGGAAGTTTAGGAACGGGTTTGACTGCCGCCGGGGCATTTTTATCAAGTGCCTTTGGAAATTATATGAATAATGCCCAAGCCCGACGGAATTTACCGCCGCCGGAAAATTTAAAACCGTTGTTAACACCAATCAAGAAATCTGATACTGTAGTGTCTCAATAATTGTTCTTTGATTTTGTCAGACAGAATTAGACGCTGGACAAGGTAAAGCCCTTGTTTAGAGGAAGTTCGATACACTGAAACAGATGTTTGGGAGAATGGTGAATAGCCTTACCGTTCTTATCTTTACCGATAAGAAACTATCATTCGTTAAAACCACAAATTAAGTGCAATCCTAAAAAAGTAAAGGGTAATGTTTCCCGCTGTAAAACCAAGGTCGGAGCAGTCATTATTAGCAAATGACCACAAGAAATTGTGAGATAAATGTCTAAATTAAAAACAAAATATCGGCTAACTGTTTGATGATTTTGGGGCCGTAGCACAATTGGTAGTGCAGCACGTTCGCAACGTGAAGATTACGAGTTCAAGTCTCGTCGGCTCCACCATTATTTATGAATAAAGAAAAGAGGCGGCTGAAAAGCCGCCTCTTTTGTTTATATTTTATGAGGTTAGGCTAATTGGTGCGACCTCCGAACCAACATGAATTTTCTTCACTTCGCCGATAACTCCGAATACATTCAGTAGCCATAGTATAATTCCTACGACTGCGACAATGTTGATGATATTTTTTATCTTACCATCCATTGGGATGTAAGCGTTTACTAGCCACAGGAGTACTCCAATGACGACTAATGCTACAATGATTGTGAATAATGACATGATTATAAATATGAAACCGAGTTATCAAACAATGTAATAATTATGGGCTTGACTTTTTTGGGGGATGTGTTATGTTTGAGACATGAAACTCACAATCATTGGTAACGGGTCTTTCGGCTCCTTTATGAAGGAACTGCTTGCTCCTAATTTTGAACTTTGCAATGATGCCGACAGCGTAATGCTTGCAGTTCCTATTTCTGCATATCACGATGTTGCTAGAGCCAATCATCATAAACATTTAATCAATGTTTGCTCTGTGCAAAAACCATCCACTGATATTTGTCTAAAATATAGTGATAAAGTAACTAGCATCCATCCTCTATTTGGGCGTAGAACACCGGCTGACAAACGAAATTCAATTTTGACTCATTCATTTACATATTGCAATGACACATGGTATGACGATCAGACGGAGAATGATTTTATGGAATTATTCGGAAGGGTTTCTACCATTTGGAGAACGGGTACTGGAACTATTGGAGATTCAGACGAAATAAGATTTACTCCCGAATCTCACGACATTCTAATGGCGAAAACTCATGCTTCGGCTGTAATTGCAGCAAAACAACTCAAAGTGTTCACGGATAGGGTAACAAACGTGCCTGACGAGCTTATACCGAACTCTTTCCGTCTCATGCGTGAGTTTGTGAAGACATTGGATGACATGCCGCCAGGAACGATTGAGAGCATCATGGCAAACCCCTACATTTAATTATGGGATGCGTTGTACATCATTACTCAAGAAACATATTTGATAAACCATCAATTGTGGCAGAATCATCGGTTGGTAATTCCATGACATTGTCGAATCCCGACCCATATAATTTCAAAATAGTGGATAGTATTCGAGATGGAAAATTTCTCATTGTAAAAATAAATTATCCTGATTGTAAAAATTATGAGGGTAATAAGATTTTGGTGTATGAAAATGTTAGCCTGAATAAACTGCTTTTACAAGCAGCATTAGACCCACATTTTTCTAATAATACTGAACTTTATTCTCCGGTTGCTAGGTTTGAACCTACGGATAGAGGGTGGATTATGGCACAGATATTTACAGGTGCATGTTAGAAATAATTTAATAATATGATTAATGTCATCTGTGAAAAATGCGGTAAGGAATTAATTCTCGCCGGTGGGCTTGTATTTTCTCCTCCACGAGATTCGAATGGCCAAGTGTTCAAACGCCATTTATGCATAGATTGTTATAGTCTGTTTCTCAGGTGGTTATACAAACCTACTACTGACACTGGCGCAGATGTTGAAAATAGGTTAGTCATATCGGAGGCTGCTTTTAATGAGATTTCTGATTTAATGTTTGATGGTAATCGTCAGTTTTTCTTTGAATGTGCAGGTGGTGGCAATGAAGAACTCGGCGGAGTAATGGCGATCAGCATGAAAGGTATCCGAATAGAAAAGGCCGAGGCAATTAAAAATTTTATAGAATAATTTTATGAAAATTTGGAACTACATAAGAGACTACAGGCTTGGTATTTTTAACAGATGGTGGTGGCGGAACTATTGGTATTCCCAAATTTCGTCCCGCATTTGGCCCCGTAACAAGTGGCTGACAAAGCAAATTCCACGGGAATGGTGCGACAAGGACACTATCATTGAGATTGCTGTTCTCGAATCGCTGAAACATTATATCGAAGGAGAAGAGGCATTGGGAAAAGACATGTGTCATTTTCAATCGAGTCAGGAAGACCCGGAATTTCCATCATGGCAAAAAGAACATGATCGAGAGGTCAAACACTACTACGAGTTGACTACTCAAAAGTTGGCTGCTTTGGAAAAAGAATTAGAAGTCGAATGGGGCAAGATTCCCCCCCGTGACCTCGGAGACATAAACAATAGTAAGCCCGGTGATTACGAGCGGATGTATGGCACGGTTGATCGTTTAGAAAAGGAAATCTACGACTTGCAGACTGAAATCATGGTGTGGACTATTCGTAATCGGAATTCTTTATGGACTTGACATTTTCAGTTCCATATGCTATATTTATAATCATATGAATGGTGAATAATTTAATTTTGGGGATAAAGCATTGTTGGTAATGCACCTGTTTTGCATACAGGATTTTACGGGTTCGACTCCCGTTGTCTCCAGTTCGCATAGGATTACTGCCTCCACGTTGGCTGCGAATGGGTAATGCTAAAAGTAACCAAAGAGAAGATTTCTAGTTCTTTTCCGTTTCTCTCCACTATTTATTGGTATGAATATGATACCAATAATTTGTCACCAATGTTTTAATAAATTTGAAATTCCAACTAAAGAATACACCCGCCAGATTAAAAATGGACGTGAATATTTTTTCTGTTCACGTTCTTGTTCGGCCTCACAAACTACACATAAAGGCATAAAATCCAATTGTTTATTTTGTCATAAAGAATTTAACACGACTACCCACAGAAAGGCAAAGAAGTGTTGTAGTTTAGATTGTGCCGTGAAATATGCGCAATCATTCGTGAATACTGAGCAAATATCCAAGTCACTTATAGAATACAATAAACTTTACCCTCGTCCAAAACCTTATCCTGCACCGAAAACATTTACATGTGTTATATGTCAATCTATCTTCACAAAAAATGTAAAGCATAAGACCGAAACATATAAAACATGTTCCAACGAATGTTTTCGGAAACTTATGCAGAAAAATTCGAGAGCCAATCCGAACTGTGGTGGAGATACGAATTATAAGAAATACAAATATGGTGGTGTATGGATGGATTCCAAATGGGAAGTTGAACTTGCTAGTTGGATGGATAACCGAGATATAAAGTGGGAACGTAGCCGAAAATTACATCAATTTATGTGGACAGATAAAGATGGAAATAAGAGAAGATATTATCCTGATTTTTATCTTCCTTATTATAATGTTTATCTCGACCCGAAAAACAAATATCTTATTGAAGTCGATAAGTATAAAATTAATAGTGTCATTAAAGAAAATAGAATACGGCTTTTTTGGGGTCTTTTGGAAAATGTAAAGAAAGAACTTGACATCTTAATGCAAGTCTGATATAGTTATGTCCGTATTAAAGCCGAATATGTTTCGGCCAAACAGTAAACAAAACACAAAACAAAATAATAAACAAAACACATATGAGAAAAATTTTTAATCTTTTCGCATCTCTCGGTGTTGCAGTCGGCCTGGTGGCTGGTTGCACCACCATTTCAAACATCACCCCAGCGCAAATTGCTACTGTCGGTGTAGTTATCACTCAAGTCGCTAATACTGGCGCAATCTATGCCATTCAGCAAGACAAGAACAGTGCGCAATATTTTGCTCTCGCCAATGCTACAATTGATACGTTTATCCTTGGTAATGACCTCTCGCCCGCTGCATTGCAGACGGCATTAGATAAAGTTGCCGGGACCAATCAATGGGTTAGTCTCGCAGTTAGTGGTGTTGTGATCGCTTATGATTTGGCTCTAAGCCAATATGTCAGTGGTCAAGTCACAAATAGTCCCGCCGCAGTTGTGTGGATTTCCGCAGTGGAAACTGGATTCAAACAAGCATTGGCTTCCACAGGCACTGGTTTGAAAGTTGCCCAAGCTACTCCTCCTTATTTCGTGAAGAATGGAAAGGTTGATAAGGCTGCAATCAAGGCCAAGTTGGATGCTGTCAAAAAGTAAATCTGCCCCGCAAGAGTCCCTCGCTACGGCGAGGGATTTTTTTTCTCGAAAGTGTTTGATATTTCAGAAAGATGTGGTATATTTATAGTTGATGCTTGAGATACAGCAGGAAACTTTTATGTTAGTGCAGGAATCGGTGCAATACTAATGTAAATGGCTATTCAAGAAACGATCTTTCTTGTAATTGAGGTTTGGTATAGTGGGATTACATTTGGCTCTGAACCAAAAGAGAGGCGTTCGATTCGCTTAACCTCAGCCAATTTGATGGGCATAATCAAAATGACATCGTATATTATACATGTCAAAATTAACACTAAAAGTAGATGATTAAATTTCATCGAAAACGTTAACAGGTTATCTCCGGCCTAAAGAGGAGTATGAGTTGGACGTGACTCCAGCATGACCCATCATAATTTTGGTTGGATGGCTGAGTCTGGTTTAAGGCACATCATTGGAAATGATGCGAGGATAAAACCTCCATGAGTTCGAATCTCATTTCAACCGCCAATTTTACAATGCAACTGCAACTAGCGATGGAGGTTCGATTCCTTCGCAAAGTGGAACGCAAGTCAGGGGCATAATTCCGATAGGATTATGTCAGCATTACGAATTTTATGTCACACGGACCACGGTCATATTTGAGATCGGGAAATGAACGTCCAATCGGGGAACACGGAACGTGGTATAATGGGTGGGTTAAACCCGGCAACAAGTTCGATAAACGTCGAACATCAAAACGAGTAAGACGTGCGGCAGACGTTTCCAATGGAAAAGCATTCAGAAAGGAATGGGGCTATTGGGAATGGTGTTAGAGTATGAATGTTTGGACAAATAAGGAAGATTGCGAGACCGGTAATCGGTGAGTTTCGAAAACTCAAGCCTCGGTAAAACGAGAACAGGTTCAATTCCTGTATCTTCCGCCATTTTGTAGTTGACATAGTTTTGGAAAAATGCTAGAATGTCCTCAATCTGAAAACAACAACAACAAACTAAAGTTATGACTCTACCAATTTGGTTCCTCGTCCTCGGCATCTTTCTTCCTCGCATTGCTCTCATTGCCATTGCCATTGCGGGCGGATTCCCTCATCTTATGACACTATGGCTGTCCGTTCCGATGGCTGCACTTATTCCTCGTATCCTTATTCTTATCGCCATTGCCATTGTGATGGGTCTATGTCCGTGGTTTTGGATTCATTTAGGAATGATGTGTTTTATATGGCTCGTTTCCACCTTGAAATATGCTTCAAGCAAATCATGAAAAAAACACCTCCATCAAAAAATGGTATTCCGTTAGTGGACGAAGATACGTCCATAATGGTAAGATGCGAATGCTACGGCGAAGCACTAGAAATATCTCATTGGCCAAATAAAGATTGTCCCGATGAGTTCTGGTTTGCGATTTGGCAACAAGGATTTAAGGTACCACTCTGTTGGCGTGAAAAAATTCGATGGTGCTGGAACATTTTAAGAAAAGGAAAACCGTGGAAAGATAATATTATTTTAAATCCGACAAGAGCAAAAGAAGTCGCAGATTTCATAAATCAACACCTATCACATGTCAATCACCCCAAACCATAAATCAGATTCGTCCACTACTCCAGTGGAAGCATACAGACCAATCAAATACGTCGTCATCCGTGGTGGCCATCGAGTATCAGATAGAGAATATGATTCCCCCGACAACCCCCAGTGTTTGGATGAAATAAAATTTTGGTCGGGAGTTTCCAAGTCCAGCTCTTATGGTGAAAAAGTAGAAGTTGTTCTCTACGACTCGAAGATACATCGAGTTTGGTAACAATCCTCATTGCATCGAGACGCACGTATTTACGTGCGTTTTTTTGTTTTCATTTCTCTCCTTTCTGACTATATTTATTAACATGGTCAAATTAACGTTGAATGAATTTAGAGCACGGGCGGCAATCGTCCATAAGAACAAGTATGATTACTCCAAATTTATTTATGTCAATTCCAAAACCAAAGGAATGATTATTTGCCCAATACATGGAGAATTCTTACAGATTCCCAATGCTCATTTAATAATGGGATGTGATTTGTGTGGGCAGGCGAGGGCAGGAATCAGACGGCGAATATCATCCGAAGAATTCGTCCGAAAGTCAATGGAAAAACATGGAGATGTCTATAATTATTCCGACGTGAAATATATTAATGCTCACAAAAAAGTAATAATAATATGCACTTATCATGGGGAGTTTTTACAAAATCCTCATAACCATTTGTTAGGGAAAGGATGTCCCCAATGCCGTGTTTCAAAGGGAGAACGAAAAATTATTCAATTCTTGTCTAATAACAAAATAGAATATATGTTTCAAAAAACATTTCCGGACTGTAGGAATCCAAAAACAAATTATAAGTTAAAATTTGACTTTTATATTCCTAATAAAAACTTACTTATTGAATACGACGGTCAACAACATTTCATCCCAGGATATATAGGAGGAAATTATTTTACTGATAATAATGACCTTCAAGAACTACAATTTAGGGATAATATAAAAACGTCTTATGCTTCTAAAAATAATATTAATTTCTTGCGAATAAATTATCAAGATTTCTCTAATATAGAAAGTATATTGCAAAAACACATATGAAAAAAAAATTAAATATTGAGCCGGAGACTTATATTCTTCCATCTGATAATGATGAGATGCGAAAATTCGTATCCAAATTTAAGGTTGATATGATGGAACATGTAGTTTCAAATATTAAATTTGCCATTAAAAATAAAAGGGAAATGGTAGAAGTTTTTGCATTTAAAAATACATCATTTGTAGTTACAATTTCGGTCAAAGAATTCGACGAAAATCTGGCACATATAGAAAAATTCTATACGGAAAAAGAAATTTTCGAGTTAATTCCGGCAATTACAAAGACCCGAGAATTATTGAAATAACTATTACTGATAAATAGC